TTCTACACCAACATTCAACTAGCTGGCGACACTATCCTCTATAGGGGATATCAAGATGGAACACCAGTACAATTTCGTACTAAGTTTTCACCTACCTTATACTTACCTTCTAAAAAGAATGAGATGTATAAGACACTTGATGGTAGATCTGTTGCTCCTATGGAGTTCTTAACTGCTAGAGATGCTAGAGAGTTTATTAAAAAGTATGATGGTGTAGAGAATTTTGAAGTGCATGGTTATGAACGTTTTGTATATCAGTATATAAGACGTGAGTTTCCTGGTGAGATTGATTACAATATCAATCAAATGAAAATATTTGCGTTGGACATTGAGGTTCAATGTGAGAATGGATTCCCTGATGTAGAAGCAGCAGCAGAAGAGATGCTTTCGATTACCATTAAAGATATGGTATCGAAAGAATTTTTTGTATGGGCAGTTAGAGAGTTTGAAGTACCTGATGGTGTCAAAGCATTTATCTATGACACTGAAAGGGAAATGCTTGCACACTTTATTAAGTGGTGGGTTGAGAATACTCCAGACATACTTACAGGATGGAACGTTAACCTATATGACGTACCTTATATTGCACGTAGGGTGAATAGGATATTAGGTGAGAAGTGGATGAAGTCACTATCACCTTGGAACAGAGCAAACGAAAGAGAAGTTTATGTACAAGGACGTAAAAATTATGCTTACGATGTGTCTGGTATCAACATTCTTGACTATCTCGACCTTTACCGTAAGTTTACTTATACTAACCAGGAATCATACAGACTCGATCACATCGCTTTTGTGGAACTAGGTCAGCGTAAGGTAGACCATAGTGAGTATGATAACTTTAAAGACTTCTACACATCTGATTGGCAGAAGTTTATTGAATACAACATCCAAGACGTTGAGTTGATTGACAGATTGGAAGATAAGATGAAGTTGCTTGAACTTGCCATAACTATGAGTTATGATGCTAAGGCAAACTTTGAGGATGTATATTCTCAGGTACGCATGTGGGATACTATTATCTACAATTACTTGAGTGATAAGAACATCGTTGTCCCACCCCGAAAGGGATCTAAAAAAGATGAGAAGTACGCAGGAGCTTATGTCAAGGAACCGATTCCAGGAAAGTATGATTGGGTTGTCAGTTTTGACCTCAACAGTCTGTATCCTCATCTTATTATGCAGTATAATATCTCCCCAGAGACCCTCTGGGAGACTCGACATCCCAGTTCGAGCGTTGAAAGGATCCTAAATCAAGAGATTGATTTCTCAGGAGAGTTTGCAGTATGTGCTAACGGTGCTCAGTACCGTAAGGATGTGCATGGGTTCCTACCTAAGATTATGCAGAAGATTTACGATGAACGTACGATCTATAAGAAGTTAATGCTTAAAGCTAAGAGTGCGTATGAGAAGAACCCAAGTGAAAAACTGAAGAAGGATATTAGTAAGTACAATAACATTCAGATGGCACGTAAGATTCAGTTGAACTCTGCCTATGGTGCTATTGGTAATCAGTACTTTAGATACTATAACCTAGCAAATGCAGAGGCTATTACTCTGTCAGGACAGGTTAGTATTAGATGGATTGAAAACAAAATGAATCAGTATCTTAATACGATACTTAAAACTGAAGGAGAAGATTATGTTATTGCCAGCGATACTGATAGTATCTACCTCAACCTTGGTTCTTTGGTACAAAGTGTATACAAGGGGAGAGAGAAAACTGATGAGAGCGTTGTTAGGTTCCTTGACAAGGTGTGTGAAACTAAATTTGAACCTTTTATTGAAGGTTCTTACCAAGAACTGGCCGACTACGTTGGAGCGTACGAGCAGAAGATGATAATGAAGCGAGAGAACATTGCTAACAAAGGTATATGGACAGCAAAGAAAAGATATATTCTCAACGTATTCAATAGTGAAGGTGTTCAGTATGCTGAACCCAAGTTAAAAGTTATGGGTATAGAGTGTGTTAAATCATCCACTCCTGGTGCCTGTAGAGATAAGATTAAAGAGTGTTTGAAGGTTATTATGAACGAGGGAGAAGAAGAAGCACAGATCTTTATTAAAAATTTTAGAGATAGTTTTGACCAGTTACCAGTTGAAGATGTTTCATTCCCTAGAGGATGCAATGGGATAAATAAGTGGGCGAACCCATCCAGTATTTACAGCAAAGGCACACCTATACATGTGCGTGGTGCTCTACTCTACAATCATTATAACAAGAAGAACAAGTTAACTCATAAGTATCCATTAATACAGGATGGTGAAAAGATTAAATTTGTTTATCTCAAGACCCCAAACAAGTTTGGAGAGAATGTGATTTCTTATCTACAGACTCTTCCAAAGGAGTTTGGACTTGACAAACAGGTGGACTATGACCTACAATTCTCTAAGAGTTTCTTAGAACCTATTAAGGTCATAATGGATAAGATTGGATGGAAGCCAGAAAAAGTTGCCAACCTTGAATTTTTATTCGGATGACCACATACATTGTTGAATATCAGAAAGCCTTTAGTGCTGGTAGAATGCTAGAGGAGAAGGAATTTTTTGATATAGACGAAGCCAAATGGTTTGAACGTGCATTGAAACGTTCTAATCATATCACCAAATTATTTAAAAGGGATTAATGAATTTTTTAGAGGATGTAGTAAAGGAGATCGGAAATGAATACGCTTCTCTTGTTAGTGATGGTGTCGCTGCTGGTGACACTAGTAATTTTATCGATACAGGTTCGTACATCTTTAACGGACTTGTATCAGGAAGCATCTACGGAGGTATTCCAGGGAACAAGATCACAGCTATTGCAGGTGAGTCAAGTACTGGCAAAACATTTTTCTGTCTTGGTATTGTACAGCATTTCCTCGAATCTAATCCTGATGCTGGCGTTATTTATTTTGAGTCTGAAAGTGCGTTAAGTAAAAATCAGATTGAAGAGAGGGGTATTGATTCAGCTCGTATGTTGATTGTACCTGTTACTACAGTGCAAGAGTTTAGAACACAATCCATTAGAATATTAGACAAATATTTAGAGCAACCTGCTGACCAGAGAAAACCCTTAATGTTTGTTTTAGATTCTCTTGGTATGTTATCTACAACTAAGGAAGTTGAGGATGCTGAAGCAGGTAAAGAGACTCGTGACATGACTAGAGCACAGATTGTCAAGTCAATCTTTAGAGTCTTGACATTGAAGTTAGGTAAAGCAAACGTCCCAATGTTGGTTACTAATCATACATATGATGTAGTAGGTGCGTACATTCCTACAAAGGAAATGGGAGGTGGAAGTGGACTTAAATACGCAGCAAGCACAATCATATATCTTACGAAAAAGAAAGAAAAGGATGGTAAAGAGGTTGTGGGAAATATTATTAAATGCAAAACAGCTAAAGCTAGATTAACTAAAGAGAATAATCAAGTGGAGGTTAGGTTGTACTATGATAAAGGTTTGGATAAACACTATGGTTTATTAGAACTAGGTGAGAAGTATGGACTATGGAAGAATGTAGCAGGTAGATATGAGTTTAATGGAAAGAAAATATATGCCAAACAGATTCTGTCAGATCCAGAAACCTATTTTACTCCAGAAGTAATGCAAGCTCTGGATGAGTGTGCATCTAAGGAATTTAAGTATGGCAACTAATCTTACAGATTATATTAAGTGTTATGATGGGTTAGCATCCAAAACATTTTGTGATGCAATTATTGAATCGTATGCTA